GCCACACTCGTGCGCCCGCAGTTCGGGATCCGATGGCGCAGCGCGTCAAAATCCTTGAGGAAACGGGAGATTCAGGTGCCGAACCCGCCGAAGCCCGCCGCCCTGAATGATCTGGCCGGGAACCCCGGCAAGCGCCGCAGGTCCGCAGAGCCGCGCGGCGCAGCCTTCACGGGACGCCGCCCGGCTGGGCTCACGGGCGAGGCCGCCGCCGCCTGGGTCGAGCTCGTGGCGCGCCTCCGCCCCCTGGGGGTGCTCCAGGCCCAGGACGTTCCAGCTCTCGAGGTGACGGCGCGACTGCTCGCCGCCTTCCGGGCGCGGGCCGCGGAGCTGCCCCCGGACCTCGAAACGGCCCGAGAGCTCCGCCAGTGGTGTCGGGAGTTCGGCTTGACGCCGAGCTCCCGAACGCGCCTGGTGGCCGAGCCCCCCGAGCTCGAGGACGAGCTCGACCAGGCCCTGCGCGAGGCCGAGGCCGCGGTCCACCAGTAGTGCCCGAGGCCTACTGCCGCGCCGTCGAGGCGGGCCAAATCACCGCCGGCCGCCTGGTCCAGGCGGCCGTCGAGCGCCACCGGCGCGATCTCCGCGAGGGCGCCGCCCGCGGCCTCACCTTCGATCCGCGCGCCGCGGCCCGCGTCCTGACCTTCTTCGCGCACCTGCGCCACTCGAAAGGCGAATGGGTCGCGCAGCGCTTCACGCCCTCCGCCTGGCAGCGGTTCCTTCTGGCCTCGATCTTCGGCTGGAAACGGGCCGACGGCTTCCGGCGCTTCCGACGCGCCTACGTAGAGGTCGCGCGCAAGAACGGCAAGTCAACGCTCGCCGCCGGCATCGGCCTGTATATGCTCGTCTCCGACGAAGAGCCCGGCGCCGAGGTCTACTCGGCGGCCACGACCCGCGACCAGGCGCGCATCGTCTTCGATGAAGCCTCGCGCATGGTGAAGGCCTCGCCCGCCCTGGCGCGGCGACTCACGTCGTTCCGAAATAACCTGCACATTGCGGAGACGGCGTCGAAGTTCCAGGCGCTCTCGAGCGACTGGAACACCCTCGACGGCCTGAACATTCACGGCGCGCTGGTCGACGAGCTGCACGCCCACGCCTCGCGCGAGCTCTGGGACGTGATCGAGACCTCGGTCGCCGCGCGCCGACAGCCGTTGATTCTCGGCATCACCACCGCAGGCCAGGAGACGGTCTCGGTCTGCGGACAGCTCCATCACCACGCGGTGTCGGTGCTGAATGGGAGTGTCGAAGACGACGCCTTCTTCGCCTTCGTCGCGAACCTCGACCGGGGCGACGACTGGACGAACCCGGCCGTCTGGCCGAAGGCGAATCCGAACCTCGGCATCTCGGTCAAGCTCGAGGCCCTGGTCGACCAGGTCAAGCGCGCGCGGGCGGAGCCCGCCGCTCAGAACGCCTTTCGGCGCCTGCACCTGAACGAGTGGATCTCCGCCGAGTCTTCCTTCATCGACCCCGCCGTCTGGTCGGCCTGCGCTGGCCCACGCCCGCCGGCCGAGATCCTGGCCGGTCTCGCCCGCCCGCGTGCGGTCTACGGCGGACTCGATCTCGCCTCGACGATCGATCTCGCGGCGCTGGCCCTGATCGGCCTCCCCGAGGCGGGCGGCCCCTTCGAGGTCTATTGCCGCTTCTACATGCCCGAGGAGGTCGCCCGCGACCCCGAGAAGCGCCGGCGCGACCGGGTGCCTTACGACGCCTGGGTGGACGCCGGCTGGATCACGGCCACGCCTGGCAACGTGATCGACTACGCCTGGATCCGGAAGGACCTCGAGCGCTTCGCCGCGGAGCTCTCGCTGCTCCAGGTCGGCTACGACCCCTGGAACGCCACCCAATTCGCGACGGAGGCCCAAGAGGAGCTCGGCCTCGAGATGGTGCCGATCCGCCAGGGCGTGATCTCGCTCTCGGCGCCGACCAAGGAGCTTTTGAAGCTCGCGATTTCCGGCCGCCTCGCCCACGGCGGCAACCCGGTCCTCGCCTGGCAGGCCGCGAATCTGGTCGTCCGCGTCGACCACAACGGCAACGTCGCCCCGACGCGGGAGAAGGGCCGCAGCAAGATCGATGGCATCGTGGCGACGATCATGGCGCTAGACCGTGCGCTGCGAAACGAGGGCTCTCCCCTCTCTGGCTCGGTCTACAGCCGCGGAGGCCTGGCGGCACTGTGAAACGATTCGCTAGGAAGCTCTGGTGCGTGCGCGCGGAGCTGCTGGGGGATGGTATGATCGTGGGGGGGATCCTCGGGATGCTCTACGGCCTGGCAGCGGTCCACGTTCCGACCGCCTGGCTCTTCGCCGGTGGCCTCGCGGTGCTGGCGGGCTGGCGTCTCCAGGTGCGGAGCTAGACCCCTCCGGTGCTGGTTCGAGCGCTCGGCCTCGAGTCGCGCAAGCTGCCGACGAGTCACCTCGGCTGGCAGCGCATCCTGGGCGGCTGGGGCGGGCTCCCGACCGAGTCGGGGGTCGTCGTCTCGGAGGCGAGCGCGCTCTCGATCTCGACGGTCTTTGCCTGCGTCCGCGTGTATTCGTTCCTGGTCGCCTCGCTGCCGCTGGTCCTCTACCAGCGCACGGGCGAGCAGTCGCGCCGGCGCGCCGTCGAGAAGCCTCTCTACCGGGTCCTGCACTCGCTCGCGAACCCGAGGACCACCGCCTTTCAGGCGCGCGCCTTCGCGACCTCGCAGATCCTGCTGCGCGGCAACGGCCTGGCCTTCGCGGAGAAGGATTCGCGCGGCGAGACGCTCGGCCTCTGGCCGCTGCGCTGGGATCAGGTGACCCCGCGGCGCGAAGCTCGCCGGATCGTCTACGACTACCACCCGACGCAGAGCGACAGCGAACGCTTCGACGAGTCGGAGGTCTGGCACCCGATCGGGCTCTCCCAAGATGGCGTCCTCGGGCTCTCCCCGGTCGCCGCCTGCCGCGAGGCCTTCGGCGCGGCGATCGCCGCACGCGACTACGCCGCGACCTTCTGGAAGAACGGCGGCACGCCGGCCGGAGTGCTGACGCACCCGGAGACGCTGGGCAAGGGCCAGGACGAGCGCGACGCGGCGGTCGCGCGGCTGCGGAGCGGCTGGGACGAGCTCTACACCGGGACTGAGCACGCGCACCGGGTCGCGGTGCTCGAAGAGGGGATGAAGTTCGAGGCGATCTCGCTGAATCCCGCCGAGACCCAGGTGCTCGAAAGCCGGAAGTTCTCGCGGGGCGAGCTCGCGGCGATCTTCGGGATCCCGCCGCACATTATCGGCGACCTCGAGCGCGCGACCTTCGGCAATATCGAGCAGCAGTCGCTCGAGCTCGTGATCTACCACCTGACGCCGTTTCTGACGGCGCTCGAGCAGACCCTGGAACGCGATCTGCTCTCCGAGGAGCAGCGCCGCCAGGGCTATTACATCAAGCACACCGTCGACGGCCTCTTGCGCGGCGACTCGAACTCGAGGGCGAACTACTTCCGCACCGCGATCATGACGGGCTGGCTGAACGCGAACGAGGTCCGCGCGCTCGAGGACCGCGACGCCGTCCCCGGCCTCGACACCTACCTCGTGCCCCTCAACATGGGCCAGGCGCCGGGCGACGGGCTGACGCCGGGGGCTCCGATTCTGCCGCTCGAGCGCCCGGGCGGCGGCCGCTCGCTTCTCGCCGAGCCCGATCCCGCCGCGCGCGTGCGCGCCCAGGTCCGGGCGAAGCGCGCCTCGGGGCGCCCCGAGCTCGCCGCGGCCTTCCGGCCGGTGCTCGAGGACGCCTTCGGGCGCCTGCTGCGCGCCGAGGTGCGCGAGCTCAAGAAGAAGCTCGCGCTACATCTCGAGCGGAGCGAAGACTCGATGCAGATCGACCTCGAGGCCTTCTACGCCGAGGGCTCCGAGTTCTCGCTGCTCGCCTCGAAGACGCTCACCCCCGGGATCTCGGCGCTCGCGCGCGCGAGCTTCGAGCGGGCCGGCGCGGAGACGCCGCAGCCGCCGTCGCGCGAGAAGCTCGACGAGTTCCTGGCGGCGCTGGTCGGCGCCGCGATCGGACGCTCGACGATCGCCTCGCGGATCGCGCTCGTTTCCGCGCTTCAGGCGCAGAGCGAGGGTCCGCCGGCGCGCGAGCGGGTCGAGGCGCTCTTCGCGCTCTGGCTCTCCGAGCGCGCCGGTCGGGCTTCGGCCCGCGAGAGCGTGCAGATCTCGCGCGCGGCCGCGGTCGAGGCCTTCGCCCGCGGCGGCGCGCTGATGAAGCGCTGGGTCACGCGCGGCGCGGATTGCGTCTTCTGCGCTGCGCTCGACGGCCAGGAGGTCGAGCTCCGCGCGCCCTTCGTCGAGGCGGGCCAGGTGCTCGTCGTGGGCGATCAGACGATGGTGCCGAGATCGCGGATCGGTCACGCGCCGCTCCACCGCGGCTGCGACTGCGACGTCGTCCCGGCCTAGGGAGGGCCCCGCGTATGGACCTCGAACTACTCGAGCTCGACTACGACCGCCGGGGCCTGGCCCGGGAGATCCGGCTCGACGAGGACGCGGGCCCGCCGAGGGTGCGGGGCTATGCCGCGGTCTTCGACCAGGAGACCGAGCTCTGGCCGGGCTACCACGAGGTGATCCGCCCGGGTGCGTTCCGCGAGAGCCTCGCGGGAGTAGCCTCGAAGAAGGCGCTCTGGAATCATCAATCCGGCTCGCCACTCGGCTCGACCTCGGGGAACCCACCGCTCCGAGTGTGGGAGGACGCCCATGGGCTCGGCTTCGAGTTCGAGCCGCCCGATACCCAGGCCGGGCGCGAGCTCGTGGTGCTCCTCCGCCGCGGGATCGTCGACGGGGCGTCGTTCGGGTTCCGCGCGCTCGAGGCTCCCGAGAACGCCCGCAAACGCAACACGGACGCCGGGGTGGTGATCCTGCGCGAGCTGCGCAAGGTCGTGCTCTTCGAGATCTCGCCGGTCTCGTTCCCGGCCTACGCCGGGACGGAGGCTCTGCTGCGGCGCTTCGACGACGTCTCGCGCCGGGCCTTGACGGATGCCTCGCTTCGCCCCATGCTGCAACGTGCTCCCCGGGGGTTCGGTTCGCCAGAGCGGGCCGCCCCGAGAAGAGAGCGCCTCGCGGAGATCCTCGAGGCCTCGAGGCTCTGACCGAGCCCCCAGCGCGGGCGCGCAACCCGAGAAACCCAGGCCTCCCAGCCTGGCCGCGTGCCGCGCCCGAGCTCCCGAGCTCTGCGGCACGCCCGGAGGGCTCTCCGATGACCCTGACCGAGCTCCGCGCGCGCCGCGAGACCCTGGCGAAAGAACTCCGCGGGATCCTCGACAAGGCGAAGGCCGAGAACCGAGATCTCTCGCCCGAGGACGAGAAGGCCTGGCAGGAAAAGAAGGCCGCCGCCGACAAGGTCTCGGCCGAGATCTCCCGCGAGGAGGAGCTCGAGCGGCTCGAGGCCGACGCCCAGCGCTCGACCCGCACGACGCCGCCGCCGGTCCCGGACGTCGACCCGAAGGCCCCGCGCGCGCCGGCCGTGCACGCGAAGGAAGACCGCGAGTACTCGCTCGTCCGCCTCTTCCGGGCGCAGATCTCGGGCGACTGGCGCGACGCCAAGCTCGAGCGGCGCGTCGGCGACGAGCTCCGCGAGCGACACGGCGAGGCCCCGCACGACGAGCGCGGATGCTTCGTCCCCTACTCGGCGCTGCTCCCGAGCAAGCGGCAGCGCGAGATGGAAAAACGCGACGTGCTGAGCACCACGGCAGGCTCACTGATCGCGGTCGACCTGGTTCCCGACGAGTTCATCGAGCTGCTCCGAAACGAGGCGATGGTCGTGCGCGCCGGCGCGCGGATGCTCCCGAACCTGGTCGGGAACGTCGATATCGGGCGCCAGAACGCGGCCGCGGTCGGAGGCTGGATCGCGACCGAGGCCGCCGATGCGGTCGAGGGCCAGCTCACCACCGACAAGATCACGCTGACGCCGAAGACCTTCGGGCTCTACCAGGAGCTGAGCCGCAAGATCCTGAAGCAGTCGACCCCGGGCGTCGAGGACCTGGTGCGCGAGGACATTCGCCAGGTGATCGGGATCGGGATCGATGCCGCGGCGCTCAACGGCACCGGCGCCGCGGGCCAGCCGACGGGGATCCTGGTCGCGGCCGGGACCTCGACGGTGACCCACGGCGCGGGCCTCGTGACCTGGCCGAACGTGCTCGAGTACGAGGCGGACCTCGGCACCTCGAACGCGCTCCGCGGGCGCCTCGCCTGGATGATGCGGTCGTCGGTCCGCGCGGTCGTCAAGGCGACGGCCAAGGCCTCGGGCACGGTGGCGGGCTTCGTGATGGAACCCGACGGCACGATGAACGGCTTCCCGTCGTTCGTGACCGAGCAGATGCCGCCGCTCGGCACGACCGGGGCGCTGCTCTTCGGGAACTTCGCGGAGGTGCTGATCGGCATGTGGGGCGTCCTCGACCTCTTCGCCGATCCCTTCACGAAGGGCAACGCGGGCACCGTGGTGGTGCGTGGGTTCCAGGACATCGACATCGGGATCCGTCACGCGGCGAGCTTCTCGAAGAGCCTGGTCCTCTAGTGCTGCGGCGGATCCGGATCCTGCGCGGCTGCTGCGGAGACACCGATCCCGGATCGGGCGCGCAGCAGCTCTTCGCGGCCGGCCAGGAGGTCGAGCTCCGGTCGGATCTCGCGGGGCTTCTGGTCTCGGCGAATCAGGCGGAATGGGCGGACCTCGAGCAGCTCCGCCGCGCCCAGGCAGAGCGCAAGGCCGAGGCCGCCACCTCGGAGGCTCCGGAACGCGCGGCACGCGCGGGAAAGGCCGGCCGCTAGCGCGCGCCGGCGCCAGGCGGAGGGCGTCCCGTGTCTGACCGAGTGCCGATCGGGACGATTCCCGGGGCGGTCCTGCCCTGGGTCGGCGTCGATCTCGCGCTCGCGAGCTTCGGCCGTGCCGCGACCATCTCGCGGCTCTTCCTGGTCCGCCGAGGTCAGGCCGGGGGCGACGTCGTCTCGGGCTCGCTCCGCGACGCCACGGGCGGCGGCGGCTCTGGGATCGCCTGGAGCTTCGCCCCGGGTGCCGCCACCGCGGTCGCGACCGGAGCGCTCGCGATCTCCGCGGCGGAATCGGTCTATCTGCGAATCACCGCCGCCGACGCGAATAGCCAGGACCTGCGCGGCTGGTTCGAGGTCACGGGCGCGGCCGGGGTGACGACGGCCTTGACTTCGCTCGTGCGCGTGAAGGCCTGGCGCGGGATCGTGACCAGCGCGCAGGATGCGCTGCTCGAGGAGGTGATCGCCGGGGTCTCGGCCCGGATGCAGTCCTTCCTACACCGGCGGATCGTCGCCGAGGATCTCATCGCCGAGCTCTACGACGGGCCCCGCGGCGATACGCTGACGCTCCGAGCCTTCCCGGTCCAGGACCCCGGGGCGCTGGTCGTCCGCGAGGGTGGGGTCGTCGTCGCGAGCTCCGAGTACGTCGTCCGCGCCCCGGCCGGGCAGATCGTCCGGGTCTCGAACGGCGAGGCCGGAAGCTGGGAACGCGGGCGCCTGAACGTCTCGGTCGACTATCAAGCGGGCTACGACGAGGTTCCCGAAGACCTGGCGCTCGCCGCGACGCGCCAGGCGGCCTACGTCTCGCTCGAGACGCCCGCCGGAAACGCCGGACGACTCGGGAACCGCGGCACCGCGCTCGAGACGGGCGGCAGCTCGGAATACGTGACGACCGAATGGCTCCCGGGCGTGCTCGCGACGCTCGAGGGCTATCGCGATCGGAGGCTCGCATGAGACGTCTGCTCGCTCTGTTTCTCGTACTGGTCTGGGTGGCGCCGGCCGCCGCCCAGAGCTGGGCCAACCCCGAGAGCCCGAACTCCGTCCTGTGTCAGGCTGCTCCTGGCACCGGCGATGCGACCTGCCCGATTTTCACGCTGCCGGCGCTCTACAAAGGCTTCTGCGCCTATGCTTTCGACAACGCCTCGGGCGCTTCGACCTGGAACCTCGACCTCGTCGCCCTCATCGGTAACGACCTCGAACCCTTCAACTGGACGGTCGCCGGCGGCGCATCCAAGGCGGCGGCGAACGAGGGCGCGAGCTGCTGGTATCCGACCACGATTACGACGCTGCCGACGATCTTCGGTGCCGCGATTGCCGACCAGGTCGTGACCACGATCCCGACCCGGCTGCGGATTGTGATCGACAAGACCGCCGCCGTCTCGACCCAGTTCTCGCTCTACCTCTACTTCCTGCGCTAGGAGGCCACCACGCCCATTCGGTTCTCGGCCCGCGTCACGGGTCTCTCCGAGCTCGATCGCGGCCTCGGCGAGCTCGCGCGCGGCCGCTACATCGCGCGCGGGCTCGAGCGTGCCTCGCAGCGCACCGTCGACGTGGCGCGCGAGACGCGCTTCCGCCAGTCCTCGGGGCCGGCGGTGCCGGGGATCCTGACCGAGCGCAGCGGGGCCCTCGCGCGCTCGATCCGTGTGCGCCGCGGCCGCGCGCACCGCCGCGGCGGGAGCGCCGCATTCCACGACGTGATCTTCGGCGCCGGCGGGCGGCACGGCGCGTTTCACGAGCTCGGGACGCGCCGCCTGCCCAGGCGCCCGGTGCTCGAGCCTGCGCTCGCGACCGCCTCCAGCAGCTTCGCGGCGATCTTCCTCGAGGAGCTCGACCGGGAGATCCGAGCGGGATTCCCGGGGTGAGTGCCGCCAGCGCGATCATCGCCGCCGTGCTCGCGAAGGTCTCGGCGGCGGTCCCGGGGGTCACGGTCTCGCGCCAGCCGCGCCCGGCCCTCCACCTCGAGAGCTTCCCGCACGCGATGCTCGCCGCGACCGACTATGAGGCGGAGAGGCTCGACTTCGGCCAGGAGCTCCGCACCTGGTCGGTCTCCGTGATCCTCGTCTGGAAGCGCGCCGAGCCGCCCGACGCCTCGGTCGACGGCGAACGCGAGACCGCGGCACTCGCTCTCGAGGCGATCGCCGAAGCGATCCGGCTCGACCCCTCGCTCGGCGGCGCCGCCGATGCGCTGGCGCGGCTCGCGACCGGGCAGGTGCTCTCGCACCCGGACGAACCCTTCGTCTATGCGTCGCTCGTCGTCGCGGCCTCGAGGCACGCCTGAATGAATCTCGCGACGCTCCAGGCCGCGCTCGTCGCGAAGGCGATCGCGGACACCTCGGCGACGCTCGAGCTCGCCGGTCCGCTCGCGCGCCGCGCGCTCCTCTCCGCGGGGCAGACCGGGATCCTGCCCTTCGGGGCGGTCGCTGGCTACACGTTCCAGAGTAACCAAGCGCACGCGGTCGCACTGATCCGGCTCGCGGTGATTCACCGCCTCGCCGACCCGGCGAACGAAGACGCCTATCTCGATAGCGCCTTCGCGACCGATACGGCGATCCTGCTCGACCGTCGCTGGTGGAAGGTCGTCGAGGCGTATGACGTCCTGGTGGCGCCCGAGCTCGTGATCCCCGAAGGCGCTCGGATCGGGAACGTGATCGAGTACGAGGTAGCTTCACAGCTGCGCTTCATCCCGTAGGAGGGCTTCAGCATGGCCGACATTCCCTTCGATCTGGCGATCGCCGTGGGGACGCAGACCGCGCTCGGCACGCCGAACCCGACCATCTCCGGCCTTGCCGGCGCTCTCAACGCCGCCGCGCACGGGATCGTCTCCGGAGACCCGGAGACGGGCATCGGCGAAAAAGGTATCGACGTCAAGTGGGCGCGCGAGCTGAAGGAAAACGCGAAGCTCGCGAACTTCACGACCCAGGCCTCGAGCTTCCTGCGCGAGGCCGTCGACGACCTCTCGGTCGGCTGGTTCCTGAAGGGCAACGGGAACGTGCTGTCGGGCGCGCCGGCCGACGCGGAGTTCGCGCTCGACCCTGGGATCGACGCGCTGCTTCAGGGGCTCGGACTGGTCTCCGCCGATTGGTCCGGGGGGATCGGCAAAATCTACACCCCGGCCCCGGCGAAGTACCTGACCGTGAAGCTCTGGGTCGGGCTTCGCGCATCCTCCCCGTGGCAGCTCGCTTGGGTCTTCCAGGACTGCGTCGCGACGGGCAAGATCACGTTCACGCCGGCGGGGATCGGGCAGGCTTTGGCCGAGCTCTCGGTCGGGGCCGTGACGTCGTTCGGGGAGGTCCTGGGCGGGTCGCCCACGACCTTCGACTACCAGGAGCAGACGACCGTATCCGCCCCGGTCGTGCAGGGCGTCGCGCACGCCTGGGGCGTGGCCCGGGGCTTCCAGAAGTTCGAGCTGGGCGTCGAGAACGAGATCGAGGAGCTCGACGACTCGAACCAGCCGACGGGCGTCCGCCAGCGCTTCGTCGACCGCGCAATCACCGCCTCTGCCGAGCTCTACGCCGACGACTCCGACTTCGACTTCGAGCGCGCCGAGCTCGTGCGCGGGACGGCGCCCACCAATCTGATGAGCTTCACGGTGCCGAATCCTGCACCCGACGCGACCCCGACGGCGACGGGCCAGCGGATGCGCGCCTATCGGGTGCGGCTCACGACGCCCGAGCTCCGCGCCCTGGCGCCGCTCCGGATCGGCGACCTGCTCGGCTGGTCGGTCGATCTGACCGCCGTCTCGGGCGTCGCGAACGGGGACTTCGAGCTGATTCTGCTCTAGGAGGCCGGGCCGCAATGGCCGATCGTACCGTCAGCGTCCGGATCGAGGCCCAGGATCGCGCGAGCGCCGAGATCGAGCGCGCCCAAGGGTCCTTCGAGCGCCTGGGATCCTTCCTGTCCTCGCGCTTCGTCGTGACGCTCGGAGACCTGACGCGCGCCTTCGGGAGCGTGCGCCGCGGGATCACGTCGTTCGTCACGGCGGCCGCCGAGCAGGAGGCCGCCTCGAAGCGGCTCGCGGCAGCGCTAGGCGACCTCGGCCCCGGGACCGCGGAGTTCCTCGCGAGCCTCGAGCGCCAGGCCGCAGCGCTGCAAGAGACGACCCGCTTCTCCGACGACGCCATTCTCGGGGCGCAGGCGCTGCTGCGAACCTTCGGCGCGGCACCGGCGCAGCTCGGCCCGGCGACAGAAGCCGCGGTCGACCTCGCTGCAGCGCTCGGGATCTCGCTCCCCGAGGCGGCGCGGCTCGTGGGCTCGACGCTCTCGGGGATCACCCGGGGCGTCGACCGGGTCGTGCCGGGACTCCGGGATCTCGGCAAGGAAGCGCTCGCCGCGGGCGACGGGATCGACCTCATCGCTGCCCAGTTCCGCGGGCGCGCCGCGGCCGATGCGACGACCTTCTCGGGCGCGCTCGAGGTGCTAAAAAACGCCTTCGGCGAGCTTCAGGAGGGCGTCGGAAACGCGATCGTGCAGAACGAGCAGGTCTCGAGCTCGATCGGGAACCTGACGACGAAGCTCCGCGAGGTGACGCCGAGCGTCTCCGAGTTCACGGCCGTGATGGTTGACCTCGCCTCGAAGCTCGGGCTCGGGGTCGTGGCCGCGCTCGAGACCGTGGGGACGGCGCTCGGCGAGCTCTTCGTGCGGCTTACGGCCTTCGAGACGGGCGCCGGCGCCCGGGTCCAGACGAGCATGGACGCGCTCGGTGCGACCGCCGACCGGCTCGGGATCAGCGTCGAGGAGCTTCAGCGCCGGATCGAGGGCAACGTCGCCGCGCTCGGGACCCAGGTCGGTGTCCTCGGCTCGAATAGCGCGGCGATGAGCGCCGGCGCGGCCGCTACCAGCGCGATGGCGGCACTCCAGCAACAGCTCGCCACGGCCGCGGCGGCGGTCGCGCCCTCGGTCGCGGCCGCTGGGGGGGCGATCGCAGCCGAGGCCGTCGCCGCGGCCCAGGCCTCGGACGAGGTGGTCGACCTCTCGGCCACGATCCGGGCGCTGGGCAGCGAGCAACGCCTGCTGCGCACTACCACCGACCAGCTCGCGAGCTCTTTCGATCGCGCGGCCGCGAGTGCCGCGGCCTTCAATCTCCAGGTCGGGGTGGTGGCGCGCTCGCGGCGCGCGCAGAGCGAGGTCGACGCCGCGGTCGCCGCCGGGAACCGACCTTACCTCGGCGGGACGCGGATCCGCACGCTGGACGGCGGCTCTCGGCTGGTGGGCTAGTGGCCTACGCGAACCCGGCCTACGGGATCCGCCACGCCGCGGCCGAGGCGGGCTTCGCGAAGATCACGACCAAGTACGCCACGGCCGCCGGCTTCGGGAAAGAGCGCCTGATCGACTACCGCGGCGCACTGCTGATGAAGTTCGCCGCCTCGCAGGCCGACCACGACGTCGAGATCGACCGGGGGACGGGACTGCTCGAGGCGCTGGATCGCCTCGCGATCCCGCCCGGTCACAACCTCTCCGGCGTGGATCTCGAGATCTACGGCGGCGCGACCTCGCCGGCGGCGACCCTGCTCGCCGAGACGGTCGTCGCGCTGTCTTCGCTCTGGGTCGACTTCGCTTTCCCGGCGAGCAGCGACCGCTACCTGCGGCTCAAGTTCAACACGACCGGCACCTGGGAGCTCGGAGAGCTCTGGTTTACCCGCTACCTCCAGCCCGCGACAGGGATCGTGCGCGATTGGGAGGCGCCGCTGCTCACGCCGCGCCAGGTGGTCGAGTTCCCGTCGCGCGAGGCGGTCGCGCTGCTCGCGACCCCGCGCCGGCGCATGCAGCTCGAGCACCAGGGCCTCGCCGAGGCCGGCGCCGACGAGCAGATCTACCGGCTGCTCGCGAGTTCGGGCGTCGCGCTGCCGTTTCTATTCTGGGGGATGGACACCGCCGCGATTCCGTTTGTCGCCCGGCTCGAGGAGGACCTCGAAAAGACCCAGGACCACCCGCAGCCGAAGACCCAGGTCGCCTACACCTACAAGCTCGCGCTGCGCGAGCAGCTGCTCTAACACCCGGAGGGCCCGTGCCGAACGTCTACAACCGCACCAAGCGCAACGCGCTCGAGGGCGACCTCGAGCTCGACTCGGCCACGATCAAGTGCCTGCTGCTCAAGAGCTCGGCGCCGGCCTTCAACCCGGACCACAACTTCGTGGCCGACCTGGTGCCCGGGACGAACGAGATCACCGGCGGCGGCTACCTGCGCCAGACGCTCGGCTCGAAGACCTTCGTGCAGGACGATCCAAACGACCGAGCCGAGGCGCGGAATAACGAGCTGACCTTCCTGACCGTCGCCGCAGGTCAGACGATCGGCGCGGCCGTGGTGTACCGCGAGGTGACGACCGACGCCGACTCGGTGCTGGTCGGCTACTACGACCTGCCCGACACCCCGACCGACGGCAGCGACGTGAAGCTGCGCTTCGACGGCCAGGTGACGGCGGGCGCCTTCCTGCGCGCGAACCCCTAGCCTCCGATGGCCTTCCCGTCCCTCGCCGCCGTCGCCGTCACCTCGCGCGGGACGCCCGAGACCTCGAGCCCCGTGAGCCTCCCGGCTGGCGTCTCGAGCGGCGAGCTCTTGCTCGCGATGGTAGAGACGATCTTCACCTCCGACATCGTCTGGCCGGCCGGCTGGACCGAGCTCTTGCAGGAAGACGTCGGCGGCGGCCGCTTCTCGATCGCCTATCGCCGCGCCGACGGGAACGAAGGCCCGACCGTCACCGTCACGCATGCCTCGGCGCTCCTGGCGGGCCTCGCCTATCGAATCACGAACGCGCAGGACCCGGCGGTGCAGCCCCCGGAGATCTCGGCGGGCGTTGCCGGCAGCGACGCGAACCCGAACCCGGACTCGTTCTCGCCGACCGGCGGCGCAAAGGACTACCTCTGGCTCGCCCTCGAGTGGCACCTCGGGCCGAACGAGGACGTGAGCGCCTACCCCCTGAACTATCCGCTGCTGCCGACGCAGGCCTCGGCGGCGCCCTTGGCCGGCGGCCGGGTCTCGGCTGCCGGCCGACAGCTTGCCGCGGCAGCCGAGAACCCGGGCGCCTTCACGCTGACGCAGACTGCCGACTGGCGGGCCCACACGATCGCGATCCACCCGTCCGGCGCACTGACCGCTCCCGCAGCCGTGCTCCAGCTCGACGCGCCCGCCGCGACGATCCGCTTCCCGTATCAGCTGGCGCTCGCGACCCCGGCCACGCTCGAGCTCTCGGCGCCGGCCGCGCAGCTGGTCGCCACGCCGCGGATCCCCGAGGGCCAGAGCGCGCTCGCCGCCGCGACGATCCACGCGCCGGTCGTGCTGGTGAAGCTCACCACGTTTAGCGACCACGGCGCCGGCAGCGTGCAGGCCGAGTATTTCTGGACCGCCGGCCAGAACGTGCTCTACCGCTACCAGGGCGGCCCCGATCGCAGCTTCGAGGACGCGATCCTGCGCGTCGGCACGATCACCCGAAAGATCGAGCACCTCCCGAACGCGACGCTGATGGACCTGCGCCAGACCGGACTCGAGCTGGTCGTCGCGAACGAGGCGCTGCCGGCTGGCGGCACGCGCTGGAGCGAGCTCCGGACCCGGAACCTCCTGTATGCGCGCGTCGAGCTCTCGGTGCTCCTAATCAACCCGGCGCGGCGGCGGCCCTCGAGTCCGATGTTCGACTCGACGCTCGAGTGGGACCTGCGCGATCTGGTCGGGACAGATCACGTGGTCTGGTTCCGCGGCGAGTGCCTGCACGTCGGCCCGATCACGCCGACCGAGATCCCGCTCAGCTTCGAGGCGACCGAGCCGGTGCTCGACTGGCCGCGCGCGACCGCCGCGGCCGACTGCGACCCGCGCCACCTGGGCGCCCGCTACCCGATCGCGATCGGGCGCGCCAAGGGACTCCCCGTCGTGAATCGGAAGGTCGGCTGGGTCACGACGCTGGCCGCCGAGATCCCGAACGAGAGCGCCACGGGGCCGTTTCTCGTGACCGACGCGACAGGCCTGCCCGACGCGGGCTCCTTCACGCTTCAGATCGGCGCCGAGCGCGTCACCGCGACGAAGGTCGGCCTGAAGACGATCTCGATCTCGGCGCGCGCCGCGGCGGGAACGCTCGGCATCGCGCACCGCCCGAGCGAGCAGCTGATCGAGGTCCTCGCCGAGTCGCTCTTCGTGGTCTCGGGCGTGGCCGCGAAGGCGCTCGACGCGCTCTACGTGGTCTCCCCACTGACGGGAGAGAAGGTCGAGATCAGGACCGGGTTCAGCGTCGCCCTGGCCGATCCCACGGTCGACACCGGCCGCACGCTCGCCGTGGTGCGCTTCACCGCGCAGCAGTTCGGGGCGATGATCGACGCCATGGCCGCGGTCTCGCAGCAGCCGACGCTCTCGGGCGGGGGTTCGGCAGACGGGATCCCGTTCCAGGCCTTCGACGCCGTCACGCCGTCCCCATACACCGCCGAGGTGCGCGCGATCGCGCAGGCCTCTCCGAACCGGATCTCGGTCATCCCCTCGGCCGCGATCGACTCCTACGGCCGCGTGCGCTGGACCAGCACGGCCGGGATGCCGAACCCGAACGAGCAGGTGACGCGCTTTCGCCTCCGCTTCTCACTCCAGGGCTTCGGCGGCGATGGCTCGCCGGGCAACCAGCGGGTGACGCTCTGGTGCCGGCTCGAGTCGATCTACGGCCGCACCTTCGACCAGCTGCTCTACAGCTTCGAGCAGGAGGCCGCCGAGTTCGGGATCTCGGTCGAGACGCAGTGGTTCAACCCCGGTGCGGGAGGGCCCTTCGCCGAGTCGGCGCTGACGGCCGGGCAGCTGCACTTCTGGATCACCGACGACCTCGGCCAGGGCCAGGGCGCCTGGGTCTTCCCGCCGATGATCGCCGAGGTTCTGATCGACTCCTGCGAGATCGAGGTCGAGCTCACGCCGGCGACGCTCTCGGACATCGCGATCGCGGCCGTCTCGCTGGGCTGGGGCCTCGAGTTCATGGCCGACGTAGAGGGCGCGATGGACGCGAGCGCAGCGCTCGTCGAGTCCGGCCCGGACGTGATCGAGTGGCTGATCTCGGTCTTCGCCGGGCTCGGCCCGGGCGCCATCGAGCGAACGAGCTTCACGGCGGCCGAGGCGAACCTCGGCACGCACAAGCTGGCAGGCGATCTCCGGGTGCTCGGCGATACTTTCGCCCTGGTGCTCCAGGGCCTTGCCTTCCACTCGCGGGCGAACCTGGCGGTGCGCGAGGCGGTGCTCGGGAGCCGCTATCGCCTGCTCTGCGCTGCGGCCTCGAACGCCTTCGGGACGCCGCTGCGCACGCTGACAGAGCTCCGCGAGCAGATCGAGACCCGGCGCGAGGCGAGCGAGCAGGTGACGCGCTTCCTCGGCCACTACCAGTTCGAGAGCTCGCAGCTCGAGGGGCGCCCCGGGCCCGAGCAGGCGCGCGGCCTGGTGCGCATTGACAAGGACGCGAACGACGCCACCGCGAAGGTCGCCACCGCAGCGCTGACGGCGGCCGAGGCGAAGTACGGCAAGCGCATCGGCGAGCCGCTCTCGTTCCCGTTGATCGGTGACCTGGCGACCGCCATCGATGTGCTCGGCTACTACGCCTTCGAGTCGATCGCTGACCGCGGGCGCTTCGCCGTCACCGTTCCCTACGCCGAGGGCTACGACCTCGAGCTCGGCGACGTGGTCTCGCTGATCCCGCAGGGCTACGCCGGCACGCTGAAGGTCCGGGTCGTCCAGCTGACGCTTCACCCGGGCGAGCCCCACGTGGGACTCGTGCTCGAGGAAGTGACGTAGCCTATGCTCTCTACCGGTCCCCGCGGGCGCCAGCGCGCCCCACGGCGGGCAGCCCTGGCAGGCCCCCAGCGCGGGCCCTCGGATGGCGACGATGCGTCACCACCTCGGGCGCGCCCTTCCGCTCGCGCTGTCTGCTCTTTGCCTCGGCTTGGCGGCTCCCGGCCAGGCTGCCCCGGTCCCCGGCGGGAAGGTCCTGACGCTCCGCGGGAATGCTCTGCCCGGAGGCGACGAGGAGACCCTCTCCGCGCTCTACGAGCTCCGCACGTTCTCCGGCCTGAATGGAAACCAGTTCCTTAGCCAGATGTGGGCGGACCCGTACCGCGGGAGCGATACCACGGGGACCGGGAGCTTCGCGGCGCCCTTCAAGAGCTTCGCGAAGCTCAAGGCCGAGTGCCTTGCGAAGCCCCACATGCGCTGCACCGTCAAGGGCAGCGGGCGCGGGCGCGTGTTCTCGCCGCTCACGTATACGGTGTCTGGCATCGCTGGCGGGGAGAGCTTCCAGCACGGAGAGGGCGTCACCTGGTCGGGCTCGACCGGGACCGTGCTCGATTGGGATGGCTCGACGAATACGATCGTCCTCGCGAGGCTCACCGGCACGGATCCTGCTTTGAGCGTCGCCCTGACCGGGGCACAGTCCGGGGCGACCGCGACCACCGCGACTCGCGCCGACACGCTCGGCGGGCACCCGACGATCACCCCGACGGCGATCGATACGGCCGCGAATACCTTCACCTTCACCGCTCACCCGTACACGAACAACCAGGGCCCGCTGCGCTTCTTCCAGTCGGGCTCGAGCGTGACGGGGGTCACGGAAGGGACGGACTACTACGCCTGCGCGGTCGCTGCCAACACGTTTACTGTCCAGACGAGCTCGACCTGCGCGGGCGCAGCGGCCGATCTCGGCGGCACGGTCGACGGCCAGTGGACGGGGGCGTCGAACGTCGGAGTGATTACCCCGCTGGCGCCGGTGTGCACGAACCGGGACCGCATCTGCTCGCTCCTCGAGTCGGAGGATCCAGACTCGCCGGCGACGCTCGACGCGAACGGGTTCTATCCCGTGGGGGTCTCCTACGCGGAAGCCTCGGCCGACTTCTGGCCGAGCGACTTCAACATCGGGGGAATGCTCTCCGTCGACGGGACGCTCGCGGGAGGCTTTCTGGGGATCCAGAACCTCGTGATCCAAAACGTCGCCCACGACGCCTTCGGAAGTCTGGGTCCCGGGAAGCTCATCGCTCTCAACCTAGAGACCTTGAATATCCGCAACGGGGCGAGCGACCGGAGCACCGGCTCCGCGGCGACTGCCCACAACTCGTGCGTGATCGCGACCGCCGAGGGGGGCACGGGGCTCGGCTCGGTCGTCTACTGGCTGAACGGTCGCGGCAGCAATGACCAGGGCAGCAGCATTGCCTCGGGGTCTTGCTTGAACCCGAACCAGGAGGGCGCGCTGCGCCTGATCTCGCGCGGCGAGTTCTCGACCGACGTGATCGCCGGCGACACCAACTGCGGGGGCGGGCAGTGTCCGGGAAACATCATGGTGGCCCCGGGCGGGGATACCGTGGTCCTCGGTCCGACGCTGACCAGCATCGCGGGCGCCCATGCGTCCCACTTCATCACGAGCAACCACGCCGAATCGACCGGCCCGAAGACGCGAAAGCAATTCTACCGGGCGCTCTGGAACGTCCGGAACACAGGCAGCGGTTCCGGGGCGTTCCAGTGGACTGCGAACAACGCCATCACCGAAGTCTTCCTCAACGAGGTCACGATCCGGCACGCGGGGAGCGGCAGCGCGGCGGCCTTCGTCTCGTGCGGATTCTGCTTCGACGAGGACTGCACGGGCTCGGGCGGACCCGCGACCGACGGTCAGGGCCTCTTCGATCTAAGAAACCTGCTGATCGACAACGCGCCCTATTGGTGGTACGGGAGCGACTGCGGAAACCCGAACCTCGACCCCGACAGCTCGATCTCTAAAGTCCGGATGCACTGGTCGGGGATCTACGACGACGAGGACGCCGCCGGCGGCGACGCGACCGAGTGGTTCCACAACCCCACGGCCTACGCCACGCGGACGACCTACCGCTCCGCGCAGATCGCTCTTCTGACCGACGACGACCGCTGGAACTTCCTCGAGGCGGGGAGCTTCAACTCCGGCGCAGGCGCCGACGGAACGCAGTGGGGAACCGACGCGGCCTTCCGCTGCCAGGCCGGTCAGGAGTGCTACCACGCCGCCTCCGGAGGGCCGTACCTCGCGGACTTCTCGTCGGTCTACGGATCCGACAGCGACGACGCTTGCCTCCCGGCCGACGTTCTCGGCGCCCCGGTCTGCGGTCTCGAGCTCGTCCCGACCCACATCGGCGGCAGATAGGGCTGCAGGTGCGTGGTCACGTTCTGAGCCTCTGGCTCGCGCTCTTCGCCGGCGCGGCGCGCGCGGAAGAGGTCCCGATCGAGCTGGCGTCGGTCGTCGCAAACCAGTGCGGGCCCGAGGGCTACCGGCCGGACGGCGGCTGCGCGATTGAGCTTGGCGATGGGACCTACACGGTCGCAGCGACCGTGCGCCTCGGGCGCTGCGAAGCGGGTGCCAACGGCACTCGCAACAGTGTGGCTCTCGTCGGCCAGGGAGCCGGGCTCTTCGCCACGGTCCCGAGGTTCACGACCGCCGGCACGACGCTGCGCTGGACCGGGCCGCCGGGCGTGCCGATGCTCGAGGTCTGCGGCTCGTGGCTGACGCTTCAGCACCTAGCGATCGACGGCAAGGGGGCCTCGCACTGTATCCGGCTGCTGGGCCATAACGCGGGCTCTGCGATCCACCACTTTCCGCGCCTGGCCTCGCTGGCGCTCTCCGGCTGCGGGATCGGCGTCGAGGTCACCGGAAGCGATCGCGACGACCAGGTCGATTTCGTCCAGCTCGAGCGCGTCTCGATCACCGAGGTGGACGTCTGCTACTCGCAGGACTCGCAACAGTCGGTCGCTGGACGCGTCGAAACGGTCGAGTGCGTCGCGCGTCGCAAGGGCTTCGAGCTTCGAGGCGGGAGCCTCGACTGCGACGGCTGCTATGTCGGGAACATGGCGCGCGCCGACGGGACCTGGGATCCGGCCTTCGTGGGGTTCCACTTCACGAGCTCGGCGCGGGTCGACGGGCGCTCGTTCTCGCACCACCAAGCCGAGATCGAGGCCTCCCACCTGGAGCTTCGCACCGGCCGCTTCATCGTCGGCGACGTCTCCGCGAACCCCTACCCGCTGCGGCTCGTCGGAAACTCGTTCTTGCTCCAGTGCCAGGCGCCCGGCTGCGAGATGGGGGTCGTCGAGTGGCGCGGGAAGGCCCCGGTCGTGATGCAGGCAAACACCGTGCAGGCCTCGACGCCGTACCCGAGCGCTCCGCCGTCGGGGCGCTTCTGCGCGCCCGCAGGCTGGCGGAATACCGGGAACGTGCGCAAGCCCGAGGTTCGTGCGCTCGTCTGGACCTGCCCGTGATGCGCCTCGACCAGTGGATCCCGTCGCTCGTCTCGGCCGTGCTGGTCGTCGGCGCGCTCGGATCCTTCGCGCTCGCGAACGAAGGCCGGATCTCCTCGCTCGAGTCGAAAATGTCCGCGATGGAATCCGGCCGCTCGACACCGATGGCCGACTCGACGCGCGAGCGCTTCGACGCGCTCGCGCACCAGCTCGATAGCCTCGACGCCGGGATCGGGCGGCTCGAGCTGCGCCTCGACTCGCACTCGGAGCGCGTGTCGCGGATCGAAGGCAAGCTCTTCCCCGAGAAGCGGAGCGGAGTCGCGCTCCCGAAGCCTCCGATCACGCCCACGCGGGGGGCCGCGTCGCGCGAGCAGGGCGGATGACCGGGCTCCTCGAACGTCAGCAGCTCTTCGCCGGCCTTTTGGTCGAGCTCATCGACCGCGCCGCCGAGCTCGGCTACGGGGTCACGCTCGGCGAGGTCTACCGGCCCGACGCGACCGTCGAGCTCACCGCCCTGGCCGGGCGCGGGTCGCGCGCGAGCCTTCATCCGCTGCGCCTGGCCGTCGACCTGCACCTGTTTCGAGGCGCGGTCTATCTGACACGGACCGAGGATCACCGCGAGCTCGGCCTGTGGTGGGAGAACCGGAACGCGCTCTGCCGCTGGGGCGGGCGCTTCGCTCTGCCCGACGGAAACCACTACTCGCTCGAGTGGGAGGGCCGGGCATGAGCGTGAGTCGCGACCTGGTCGACGCCCTGGTTGGGGCCGTCCTGGTCTTCGTCCTGGCGACCGCCCTCGGGCTCGCGCTGGCCTGGCTCGCGGGCTGCGCCTCGTTCGGACAGCGCTGCCGCTATGACGCTGCCGGGCGCCTGGTCGAGCAGGCGACGCGCTCGCTGGTCATCGGAACCGGCGAGACCGAGCTCGTGACCTCTGCCTGCGCGGCGCTCTCGTATGCGACCCAGGGCACCGGGCTTTCCGACAACGGGCGCGCGGCGCTAGGGACCGTGGCCGAGGGCGCGGTCGCGGGAGCGCTGCCCTGAACCGCCGACTCGTCCGGGAAGAGCTCCGGGCCGAGCTCGAGCAGATTCCCGAGATCTTCCAGGATGACGGCTGTAGCGCGGCGCCGGATCAGATCCTTGGCATCTCCGTGCGCTCTGCCTGCCGCGCCCACGATTGGGCCTACTGCACCCGCGCGCATGCCCAGGGCGAGCTGGATCAGGCCTATCGCGGACGCGCAGATCGACTGCTCGGTCGCCGGATCCGGGCGCATCTCCCCTTCGGAATCGGCTGGGTCGGCTGGATCTACTGGCGCGCCGTCCATCGCTTCGGGGGGGATTCGGCTTTCGATTCCTGCGGCCCGGCGGCCGGCGCGAGCTGCCGGCACGGGATCGCGCCGCCCTCCTGGATGATCCGGCCTGCGCTGCGCGCGGCCTCGAGCGCCGCCTCGCTGTAGCGACGGTTCGCGGCGCTGCGCTGCTCGAGCCGCCGGCGTGCGGGGTTCGCGGCGCGCCGGCGGCTGGACTTCTCGCGGGCCTTCTCGGGGTTCGCGGCGTACCAGCGGCGGGACTTCTCGCGGGCCTTCTCGGGGTTCGCGGCGCGCCAGCGGCGGGCCTGCTCGCGGGACTTCTCGCGGGCCTTCTCGGGGTTCGCGGCGCGCCAGCGGCGGGCCTGCTCGCGGGCCTTCTCGGGGGGCACG